TAATAATTATTTATTAAAATATATAATAAATATATTTATATTATTAATATCCTTATGGGTATTATATATATTTATTATGATGATATATTATACATTTAAATAAAGGAATAAAAATATGTGGTTAGAAATATTAATAATATACACAGTAATATACACATTCATAGGGTTGAATAACTCTGCGAGTATGTTATAGTGCAAAGTAAATGGATAAGTAGAGGGAAGTGCCCATGTGGTAATTCCAGCAATGGATATAACATACATGCTGATGGACATGCCTTCTGCTTCTCCTGTCAAAAACGATTTAACAATGTAGGAGAGGCAAAAATGGAAGCGAAAGTTGTAGATATACAAAACAAAGTTTCAAGTACCGGTGATTATGGAGGTCTAGGAGATAGGAGAATAACTGAACAGACTGCCAGAAAGTATAGGACAAAAATAAAAACAAATGGTTCTATTATTTCACATCACTACTATGAATATTATAACACTGAAGGTAGCCATGTTGCTACTAAGGTACGACAAGTAGAAGGAAAAAGAATATGGTCTCAAGGAGATATGACTGATGCCTTATTGTTTGGACAGAATCTATTTAAATCTGGTGGTAAATATATTACTATCACTGAAGGTGAGATAGATGCCATGTCTGCTTATGAGATGTTAGGAAGTAAGTGGGCAGTAGTATCAATAAAGAATGGAGTTCAAAGTGCAGTGCAGAATTGTAAGCAACACTTAGAATACTTAAATACTTTTGAGAATGTGGTGGTTTGTTTTGACAATGACAAGCCTGGGATTGAAGCATCTCAAAAGGTTGCTCAGTTATTTGAACCTAACAAATGTAAGATTGTAAGACTAGAACACAAAGACCCTAATGAATATCAGAAGATGGGTAAGGCTAAAGACTTTATACAAAACTGGTGGAGTGCAGAAGCATACACACCGGCAGGCATAATGAACCTATCCAAACTAGGAGAATCATTATATGATGAGAAGGATTGTGAGACTATACCTTATCCTTGGAGTGCCATGAATGAAAAAACATATGGCATGAGAACAGGAGAATTAGTAACCTTTACATCTGGTGCAGGCATGGGTAAGTCTTCTATCATGCGTGAGTTAATGCATCACATACTTAGAAACTCTGGTGATAACATAGGTATACTAGCACTGGAAGAGAGTACAAAGAACACTGCATTTAATATTATGTCAGTTGAGGCCAATGAAAGATTGTACATCAAAGAGATAAGAAATAAATTCTCAAGAGAACAATTAAACAAATGGCAAGAAGACACGATAGGTTCTGGTAGGTTCTTTGCCTTTGACCATTTTGGTTCTATAGGTAATGATGAGATACTATCTAGAATTAGATACATGGCAAAGTCTTTGGATTGTAAGTGGATATTCTTAGACCATTTATCTATCTTAGTTAGTGGACAAGATGATGGAGATGAGAGAAAATCTATTGATGTATTGATGACTAAGTTGCGTTCACTGGTAGAAGAAACTGGTGTAGGTCTTCTCTTAGTATCACATCTGCGTAGACCTTCAGGAGACCTTGGCCATGAGAATGGTAAGGAAGTAACTCTATCACATCTAAGAGGTAGTGCTAGCATTGCACATCTATCCGATAGTGTGATAGCATTAGAGAGAAATCAACAGGCAGAAGATGATGTCATAGCTTGTACAACAACGATTCGTATTCTAAAAAATAGATACACAGGAGAGACAGGTGTATGTTCTTACTTGCATTATGATAAAAACTCTGGTAGAATGTCACAAATAGACAATCCTTTTGAAAATGATTTAGAAGGAACAACAACAGGAGTACAGTTATGAAGTGTATGTATTGTGGAACAGAATTAATACATGGTGGAGACCATGATGGAGAAGAAGGAGATGAACACGATATAGTTAGTAACTTATCTTGTCCTAAGTGTGAGACATTTGTATTAGTGTATCATACTTTTCCAGAAGAAGAAGAAGATAAACAACTTTGGATAAAAGGTTATAAAGAGTGGTTAGATAACAAAAAAGAACCAGAGATGTGGGAGCATTATTGTGATACAGAAAAAAGTATGATGGCTACAGGTAAAGGAGAGCCTTGTAACTGGTGTGGAAAGGAAGAGAATGAAAGTAATCCTTGATATAGAAACAGATGGTTTTAATCCTAGTAAGATACATTGTATTGTAGCAAAAGATGTAGCTACAAATACTGTATATGTATGGGACTCATATAATATGTATGGTTTTAAAAGCTGGACTAAAGATGTAGATAAGTTTATAATGCATAATGGTTTATCTTTTGATGCACCGGTTCTTAATAGGTTGTTAGGTATAGGAATAACACCAGATAAAATAATAGATACATTAATTTTGTCACAGTTATTTAATCCTATCAGAGAAAAAGGACATAGCCTTAGAGCATGGGGAGAAAAACTAAACATGCTTAAAGGTGGAGAAGATGTAAACTTTTCTAAGTATGATTTTAATATGTTGAAGTATTGTAAACAAGATGTAGAAATAACACATGCTGTCTATAATGAATTAGTAAAAGAAAGCAATGGTTTTTCTCAGGAGTCTTCAGACCTTGAACATAATATAAGATTAATACTAGACCAACAGGAGAAGAATGGTTTTGCTTTTGATATGATGAAGGCACAACAGTTATTAGCAAAACTAAAAGAAGATATCTATGACTTAGAACAATGGTCACTGGAAGAGTTTAAACCTACCATTGTAGAGATGAAGACTAAGACAAAAGAAATTCCTTTTAACATTGGCTCTCGTCAGCAGATAGCAGACAGGTTAATGAAGAAAGGTTGGAAGCCTAAACAGTTTACAGATAAAAAGAATATTATTATTAATGAAGCTGTTTTAAAAACAATTAAAGAGCCAGAGTTAAAACTTACTGCAGAAAGATTTTCAAAGTATTTTTTACTACAGAAGAGAGCAGTAATGGTAGAGTCTTGGATTAATGCCTGCGATAATGATAACAGGGTACATGGTAAAGTAATGACACTACGTACTATTACAGGTCGCATGGCACATAACTCACCTAACATGGCACAAGTACCGGCTGTATACTCACCATATGGTAAGGACTGCAGAGGGTTATGGACTATATCAGACCCTATGAAATATAAATTAGTAGGCACTGATGCTAGTGGTTTAGAGTTACGTTGTCTTGCTCACTATCTTAATGATACAACTTATACTGATGAGATATTGAATGGAGATATACATACAAAGAACATGGAACTAGCAGGCCTAGCAAATAGAGACCAGGCAAAGACATTTATATATGCCTTTCTTTATGGAGCTGGTGCAGAGAAAATAGGTAAGATAGTGGGAGCTGGAAAGGAGCAAGGAAATAGTTTAATAAAAAGATTTCTATCTAACTTACCATCACTAAGAAGATTAAGAGAACAAGTAGAAAGTGTAAGTAGAAGAGGTAAGATAAAAGCTATTGATGGAAGATACTTAAAAGTTAGAAGTCCACATTCAGCATTGAATACTCTTCTGCAAGGAGCAGGTGCTATTGTTTGTAAGCAGTGGTTGTTACATATTATAACAAGAGTATATAATAAAAAACTTGATGCAAAATTAGTAGCTTCTGTTCATGATGAATATCAATTTGAAGTGGCTAACAAAGATGTAAATGAATTTTGTAGTATCACTAAGATTGCTATGAAAGAAACTGAGAAGACATTGAAGTTAAGATGTCCTTTAGATAACGATTACAAGGTAGGAGTAACATGGGCAGAAACACATTAGAACCAAAGACAGAAGATAGAAAGAAGTTTGATTTAGATTTACAGTATGGTCAAGTAAAAGAAAAGATTGTTGCTGACATGCTACAAGATAAGAAGATAGAAGTAAAATCTGAAAGAGGTATGTGGTTAAAGACAGGTAACATTGCGATTGAATATGAAAGCTATGGTAAACCTAGTGGTATTAACGCAACCAAAGCAGACTACTGGTTTCATAATCTATGTGTGGGAGACCAAGTATATGGCACACTAGTATTTGAAACTAAGATGTTGAAGAGAATTGTTAATACATCTATCAATGAGAATCAAGTTAGAAGTGTATCTGGTGGAGACCACAATGCAAGTAAGATGTATCTAATGAATATACAGAATCTTTTTTCTCAAAATATAATACAAAAAAGTGTTGACAATGCATAGTAAAATATGCTATAATATAATTTTATTAACAAAAAAGGAGTACACTAATGAGTGTAATTAATGGAACAGCTTATTGGGCGAGCATTACAAGCCCAAATACAACCTTTGATGCAGATGGTACATGGAGTATTGATGTAGCTAATTTAGATGCAGATAACAAAGCTATTGCAGAGAAGGATGGTTTAGTTATTAAAAACAAAGGTGATGACAGAGGAGACTTTGTTAACATTAAAAGAAACGTCAAGAGAAAAGATGGTAACTTAAATACTGCACCGGAAGTTCTTGATGCTCAGAAGAGAACTATGATGAGTACGTTAGTAGGTAATGGTTCTAAAGTAAATGTACTATACTCTACATATGAGTGGAAGTTTAAAGGGAGAGCTGGAGTATCAGCTGACCTGAAGAAAGTACAGGTAGTCGATTTAGTTCCTTATCAGGGTGATGCAGATGATGCATTTGATGTAGTACCTGATGGTTATTCTGCTGAAGCAGATGAAAAAATTCCTTTTGCCTCTTAACTAAAGGATAGTGGGAGACTGTTTGGCTGAGCAGTCTCTCACATTTTATATATGAAAAAAATAGATACAATAGTAGAAGATATATATGGTTTGTTTGAGAAGAAGAATGAACATCTTACTGAGAAAGAAGTAGATAAATGTATAGATGATTTTGCTAGCTCGGTTAAAGTGCATGTAAAAGATTTCTTAAAACAGATGCCTCAAGATAAACCTAGGTTAAGATTATCAACTATAGGTAGACCAGACAGGCAACTGTGGTATGATTTTAAACAGCCTCGCACCGAGTCTTTCCCACCTAGTACCAGGATTAAGTTTCTCTATGGTTATATCTTAGAAGAACTATTAATTATGCTTGCCTCTATCTCTGGACATAAGGTAACTCAACAACAGAAGCAAGTAGAAGTGGAAGGAGTTAAAGGACATCAAGATTGTTTTATAGATGACGTATTAGTAGATTGTAAGAGTGCCTCTGGTAGAGGATATAATAAATTTAAATATAATAATTTATCAAGTGATGACCCCTTCGGATACATTCCTCAGATATCTGCATACGCAGAAGGTAATGGAGTAAATGAAGCCGGCTTTCTAGTTATTAATAAATCTACAGGAGAACTATGTTATACAAAAGTACATTCATTGGAGATGATAAATGCTAAAGAAAGAGTTAAGAAGATTAAAGAAGTGGTTAAGTCTGATACTGCACCGGACAAATGCTACCCTGCTGTTGCTGATGGCAAGTCTGGGAATTATAAGCTTGCTACTGGTTGTATTTATTGTAGTCATAAGCATACTTGTTGGAGTGATGCTAATAGTGGTGAAGGACTTCGTGCTTTTAATTATTCAACTGGTAAAAGATATCTTACACATGTTGAGAAAGCACCTAACGTAGAGGAAGTACATGATAAATAATCATTGGACTTGTTATGGCACAGAAAAATCTTTTGTGCCTAACGAGGATAAGTTTGGTTTTGTTTATATTATAACTAATACTAAGAATGGTAAGGCCTATGTAGGATGTAAACAATATTACACAGGTAAATATAAAAAAAAATCTAAGTGGGAGACTTATACAGGTTCTTCTAAATATTTAAATGAAGATATTAAAAAGATAGGTAAAAAATATTTTACATTTGAAGTAATAGCAGAGTATAAAAACAAAAGAAGTTTACGTTACTATGAAATGTACTATCAAGTAAAGTGGAATGTTCTTACTTCTACTGTAGAAGGTAGTGATAAACCTGCATTTTATAATTCATATGTAGGTGGTAAGTTTTATAGACCTGTTGAGAGTTATGAAACAGGAAAAGACCATCAATTTTATGGTAAGAAACACAAAGAAGAAAGTAAAATAAAAATGAGTAAAGGTAAATCAGGAGAAAAAAATCCTAGATATAAAGGTAAATATGAATTTTATCTTGATGATAAAAAAATTATTGTAAATTGTCTAAGTGTATGGTGTGATGAAAATGGTTATGATAAACAAAATGTAAATAGAATAGGATTAACACTTGAAGAACCTAAAAGAAAACATAAATTATTTTCTTGTAATGGTCCTTTAGGAAAACTAACAAAAGTAAAAAAATATATTGACAATGAAGAATGAACCTGATATAATACAGATAGAAAACTTATTCTATTCTGAACCTTACAACTCAGAGAAGAGATTGTTTTTGTCTGTAATACTACAAGCATTATTAGATGTATCAAAGAATGTTATTACATCTAATGATAAAGTAAACAAAGCACGAGCTGAGTCCTGGTTCTTTGCAGAGGTTGGAGTAACTTGCGAGAACTTTGAAACAGTTTGTGGTATGGCAGGAGTAACACCAAGTAAAGCTAGGTCATTTGCTTACAAGGTTATTAAGGCAGACAATAAGAAGTTTTTAAGAAATAGAATAAGAAGTGCATTAAGAGGTGACAATGAAAAAGAAAATGACGTTTAAAGAAAGTTTTTATAAATTATATTCTGATATGAGAAAGGTAGAAGAGGACAGAGATATGGGACAAATGGATGAGGCAATAAGAGAGACAGTTAAACAACAAGGTTTTAAAAAAACAAATATAAAGAAGGAAGCTATTATAGCTACAGATAGACAGGTAGGTGGAGACCATTATAAGACTTGTAAGATACAACCTGTTGATTATATTGTAGAAAATAACCTGACATTTCTTGAGGGTAATGTAGTAAAATATATTACAAGACATAGAAGAAAAGGTGAAGGGGCTAACGACATTGAGAAAGTAATACATTATTGTGAATTAATATTGGAGAAAGATTATGGCAGGAAATAACTATTTACCTACAGAGTATCAGACATTTATACATGCGTCTAGATATGCACGTTGGTTAGAAGAAGAAGGTAGAAGAGAAAGTTGGATTGAAACAGTATCTAGATTTAGTAACTTCTTTCAAGGACATTTAGATAAAAATCTAGGTGTTGTCTTACCTCCAGAAGTATGGAGAAGAATAGAAGATAGTATTATAGGACTACAAGTTATGCCTTCTATGAGAGCATTGATGACAGCAGGGCCTGCATTAGAAAGAGAAAACATCTCTGGATATAATTGTTCTTATACTCCTATAGATAGTCCACGTTCTTTTGATGAGATACTTTATATACTTATGAATGGTACAGGTGTAGGTTTCTCTGTTGAAAGAGAAGGTATTAATCAATTACCTACTATACCTCATAGAGAGTTTGAACAAACAGAAGATGTTATATCTATAGCTGATTCTAAAGAAGGATGGGCCAGAGGATTTAGAGATTTAATATCTTTTCTTTATACTAATAGAATACCTAAAGTAAATGTAAGTAAAGTAAGACCTGCAGGTGCTAGGTTAAATACCTTTGGTGGTAGGGCTAGTGGGCCTCAGCCTTTAGTTAACCTAATTGATTTTACTATTAATAAGTTTAAAGAAGCTAAAGGTAGAAAGCTATCCTCTATGGAGTGTCACGATATTGTGTGTAAGACTGGTGAAGTTGTGGTTGTTGGTGGTGTGCGTAGGTCAGCCCTTATATCTCTGTCTAATTTATCAGACCAGAGATTAAGGGTTGCTAAGTCTGGTGCTTGGTGGGAGACAAATCCTGAAAGAGCATTAGCTAATAACTCAGTAGCATATACAGAAACACCTGATGTAGGTATGTTTATGAAAGAATGGTTAGCATTATTTGAAAGTAAATCAGGTGAACGTGGTATCTTTAATAGAGCATCTGCTCAAGCAAAAGCTAAAGAGAATGGTAGACGTAAGTCAGACTATTCTTTTGGTACTAATCCTTGTAGTGAGATTATACTTAGACCTAATCAATTCTGTAACTTAACTGAGGTAGTATGTAGACCTATGGATACAGTAGAAACTTTAAAGAATAAAATAGAAGTAGCTACTATACTAGGTACAATACAAGCTACACTTACTAACTTTGGTTATCTAAGAAAGAGATGGAAAGATAATACAGAAGAAGAAAGATTACTTGGTGTATCACTAACTGGTATTATGGATAATAGTATACTATCTAGAATGAGAACTACCTTACCAGAAACACTACAAGATATGAAACAGAAAGCTGTGACAGTAAACAAAGAGTGGTCAGAGAAGTTAGGTATACCACAATCAACAGCTATTACCTGTGTTAAACCTTCAGGCACAGTTAGTCAATTAGTTGATAGTGCTAGTGGTATTCATGCTAGACATAATCCTTATTACATAAGAACAGTAAGAGGAGATAAGAAAGACCCTCTAACAGAGTTTATGAAAGACCAGGGCATACCTTGTGAAGATGATGTAATGCAACCAAATAATGCTGTGTTCTCTTTTCCTATGAAGGCAGATTCTAATGCTGTATTTAGAAATGATATGACAGCTATAGAACAGTTAGAGATATGGAAGTGTTATGCACAACATTGGTGTGAACATAAACCATCAGTAACTATATCAGTTAAAGAACATGAATGGGTTAATGTAGGTAACTGGTGTTGGAATAACTTTGATACATTATCTGGTATATCATTCTTACCTTTCTCTGACCATACATATCAACAAGCACCTTATCAAGATATAGATAAAGCTACATATGAAGAGCTTGCTTCTAAGATGCCGGAGAATATTAATTGGTCTGAGCTTAGTAAGTTTGAGAAAGAAGATACAACAAAAGGTTCACAAGAATTAGCATGCACTGCAGGCTCATGTGAGTTAGTAGATATATAAGTTTTTTGTTGCATTGATATAAAAAATATGTTATAATAGTAGTATTATAAAAAATAATAAAAAGGAAAAACATGAGAATAATTTTAGTACTAATAATAAGTTTATTTACATTACAATTAAAAGCAGACCCTTGGTTTGATTCAATAGGTTATAGGTATTATCATGATATGGATAATGAACGTAATGGTTCTAAGTTTAGAAGTTATTTAAAAAAGAA